AAGTAAAAGGAAAAGAAGAACTGATTAAGATATATTCTCCTAGGTAGGAAAAATATATCTTGACAAAATACCCTCAAATGAGTATAATCTAAACCATGACAAAAGAATTAACTACAATTAGTCCAGAAGGGCTCGAAGTTGCGAATAGCTATTTGATGTTTGGCAACATTAAGGGCGTCTGCCAACATCTTCAGGTTACTGAACCTGAGGTGGTAGAAGTGCTTAACAAGCGAGAAGTGAAGCAGTATATCGACACTATCTACTTAGATATGGGATACCGTAATAAGAACAACATAGGGTCTCTACTAGACGATATGATAGCCTCTAAGTTAGAAGAAGCACGCGAGTCTGGTGTATACTCTAGCAAGGATCTAGCAGACCTATTACAGATGGCACATAAAATGCGCATTGACGAGATTAAGGCACAGACCGATCTTGAGAAGGCACAGGGTGGAAGCATAAAGAACCAAACGAATGTACAGATTAATGAAGCTGTTCCATTTGGTCAGGGAAATTATGGTAAGCTAATGGAAAAACTTTTGAATGGAACCGACTAAAGACGAATGGAATAATAGCGACTTACAACAATTTCGAGAAGTACTTCCAAAGGTGAATGACCTTGAGGGAGACTTTCATATTCACGAAGTTCAATGTGAAGAACGCTGGAAAACATGCTTCTATAGACTAGAAGAGCTTGACCGATCAATGCGAAGAATTGAAAGCCGTATGACCGTGATGGGTGGTACGGTAATACTATTTCTAGCGGGCTTAGTAGTTACACTAACTACTATGGGAGGGATATAATAATGCCAAAAGGTAAAGGTACATACGGTTCAACAGTAGGGCGTCCTAAGAAAAAGAAGCCTAAGAAAAGAGGTAAGTAGATGCCTTTACATAGAGACAAAATTGTCGCAGACTTTACAGACAAGTGGGAATATAGATTAGACTCAGAGCAGTATGGCATGGCCGACGCTTGGAAGATTATTTACTCAGAAGATGAGAACGGTAAGTTTGTAGGGGACTGTGAAGACTACTCTTTATCTATTCTTTATAGACTGTGCGGTAGAAGCCAGTTAAAAATGTGGTGGATGCTTATTACACACCAAGCAGGTATCTGTTGTGTAGGGCCAAGTAAGTGGAAGGTTTCTCATGTCGTGCTCCGATATAAAGGAGACTACGTTGATAACTGGACTAGAAAATTTGGAGGGAAAGAAGAGATTGAAAAGAATCATACATTTCATATTTTCTTTGGATATGGTTGGGCGTATTTTACCGCAATCAAGATGATATTAAGTAAAATTACTCGTCTTGTCAAGGGGCTTAACAATGGCTGTTAAAAAGAAAAAGAAAGATTCAAGATTAAAAAGAGCAGGTGTATCAAAGTACAACAAAGCTAAGCGCACTCCAGGACACAAAAGTAAATCTCATATCGTAGTAGCAAAAGTAGGCTCTAAGATAAAGACAATTCGTTTCGGACAGCAGGGAGCTAAAACAGCCGGTAAGCCTAAAGCTGGAGAGTCTGCTGCAATGAAAGCAAAGCGTAAAAGCTTCAAAGCTCGACACGGCAAGAATATAGCTAAAGGCAAAATGTCTGCAGCATATTGGGCGGATAAAGTAAAATGGTAGAAAAAGAATTTCATCCAGCAGATACAAACGGAGATGGCAAAGTATCTAATGCAGAAGAGGCAATGTATCTTGAGGCAAAACGTAAAGAGCTAGAAGACGCAGACTTAATGCGAGATGCTCAACGTAACATGGCTTGGTTTGCACTCGGTGGAATGCTACTATATCCCTTTGCAGTAGTACTTGCAGAGTTTGCAGGATTAAGTGAAGCAGCTAAAACTCTCGGGTCTATGGCACCTACGTACTTCGTATCTGTAGCTGCAATTGTAGCCGCCTTTTATGCTCAACACGCCTTTACTGGTGGAACCAAATGAAAAAATTACTAATAGCAGTACTACTATTATCGGGATGCGGCATGCTCCCTAGCTTTTATGATGATAATGAGTCAATGCTTGCAGTAAATGTTCGCTACGAAGTAGATCGCTTAGACTGTGATAGTCCACGAGTACTTAGAATTAAAGGAAGTGTAGATAAGCTATACTTCTTTACACAGAGTAAAGGATCTAATGATGTTCTTAAATTAGTTCAGCTTATGAAAAAAACAACTGATCCGATGCCTGAGGTTATGTCAACTTACTTCTGTAATATTAAGAAAAGCATATTAGAGAAGCAAAGCAGAGATATTGCTGATGCGATTATGAGGAGATACTAATGCTAGAACTATCAGATTTAATTAATAGCGACAACAAAGAGATATCATTCAAGGCTCAAGCCCTAATAGAAGTAGAGCAAGGATTAAAGCGAGGCCTTATATCTAAAGCAGAGGCCAGAGAGCTACTAGAAGATATTGAGCGCACGACTGAAATTAAAGAAGGAGCAAGCGATATAGTGCTCAAAAGCCTACTGTTATCAAGTGTAGCAGTCTTAATGGAGTTAGTATGAATATTTATAACAAACGTGGTACTTGGTATCTAATGGAGGAAGGTAAAGAGTTACAAACCTTCAGCACTGAAGCCGCCGCTATAGACGCCTCAAACGGTATAAAATGTAACTGCGAAGATTGTAAGTGCGATCCGTGTGAGTGCAGTACTGGACCTATTGTAGCAGCCCTAGCTTCTCTAAATGCTAAGTTCCCTAAAACATTAGAATCGCTCGATGATGAGCTACTAGAGGAGAATTGAGATGGAATTTGTAAAGAAATGGCACGATAAATTCGGTGAATTATTAAAAGGTTGTGGAGTTAATCCATGGATGCTTTTCATGGCAGAAGGAGCACTCATTGTCCTCTTGCTCCAATGGTTCTTCTAACTGGTAAAATAAAATGGCAGTCGAAATAAGCAGGAGAGATATTCTTTCCGATAAGATATACGATTTACAATCTGAGACAAGGTTTCTTAAACTCCCAGTCGATCCCTATTTGGAATTGCTGGGAATCACAGCACTACCTTCGCAGATGGCAATTATTAATGCGATTAACAGTCCTAAGTACCGTTTTGTTGTTGCCGCCGTCTCCCGGCGACAGGGCAAGACATACATAGCGAACATTATTGGACAACTAGTCTCCCTAGTTCCCGGTTCCAATATTCTTATTATGTCACCCAACTATGCCTTGTCTCAGATTTCTTTTGATCTTCAAAGGAATCTGATTAAGCATTTTGACTTAGAAGTAACGAAAGATAACGCAAAAGATAAAGTTATTGAAATCTCCAACGGTTCTACTATTCGCATGGGTTCTGTAAATCAGGTAGACTCCACAGTAGGCCGAAGCTATGACCTAATCATATTTGACGAAGCCGCACTAGCAGACGGAAAGGATGCTTTCAACGTAGCACTCCGTCCCACACTAGATAAAGAAAACTCAAAAGCATTATTCATCTCTACACCACGGGGTCGCAACAACTGGTTCTCTGAGTTCTTCTATCGAGGGTTCTCAGATGAGTTTCCAGAATGGGCTTCTATACGAGCTACTTATAAAGACAATCCTCGAATGTCAGAGAGTGATATTAAAGAAGCTCGTAAGTCTATGTCCGAAGCTGAGTTTAAGCAAGAGTATGAAGCTGACTTTAATACTTATGAAGGGCAGATCTGGAAGTTTGACTTTGAGAAATGCGTACAAGATTTATCACAATTTGACACCAGCAAAATGGATGTGTTCGCAGGAATGGACGTGGGTTATAAAGACCCAACAGCTTTCTGTGTTATAGCCTATGACTGGGACACTGAAACGTTCTACTTAGTAGACGAGTACTTAAATGCAGAGAGGACCACTGAACAACATGCGAAAGAGATCCAGAAACTTATTGATCGTTGGGATATTGATTACATTTATATTGATTCAGCTGCTCAACAAACAAGGTTCGATTTCGCGCAGAACTATGGAATCTCAACTATTAACGCGAAGAAGTCTGTCCTCGATGGAATTGGTCATGTTGCCAGTATCATTGATAACGGTAAACTTGTTATTGATCAAGAAGCCAAAGAATCCCTCATCTGTGTAGACTCCTATCAATGGGATCCAAACCCAAACTTAGCAAGGGAAAAGCCGAGACATAACATGGCTTCGCACATGGCAGACGCACTTCGGTA